CGGAAGAAGTGGTTCAGGACTGCGAAGTCCAGGTAGTCCGCGAGTGCCATGCTTAGGCGACCTCCGTCTCAGGCGGGTACTCGAACGTCTGCTCGATGTCTTCCGCCTTGCCGTCCGCGCCGCGAGACTTGATCTTCGTGGTGCGCCTGATGGGCGCCGGGGTGGGCTTCACCGTGAGGTTGACGATCGGCTGGATGACCGTGCCGCGCGCCGCCTTCTTGGGCGCCTTCTTCGCGGGCTTCTTCTCTTCCTTCTCCGCGCCCGCATCAACCTCGGCCTCCGCTCCATTGACCTCGGCTTCCGGATCCCCGCCGCCGTTGACCGACGCGGAGCGGCCGGCGAAGTACTTCCAGTCCACGCGCACCCCGGTCTCGGCCTCGATCTCGTCCGAGATGCGGATGGCGTCGACCGTCTCCTGCTTGAGCTCGGCAACGATCTCGTCTCGGTCCTGATCGCGCGACTTCAGGACCTGGGCGTGCGTGGCGTACCCGCGGTCGACCATCTCGCCCCAGGCCTTCGTCTCCTGCAGCTGATCTATCCACGGGAAGGTCGGCTTGATCCACGCGTGCTTGAGGGTGAGCGCCGGATCCGCGGGGGCCGTGAGCTTTCCCGACCGGATCCCCTCTTCGATGCACCACCGGTACAGGCCCCGGTAGACGCGACGCTCGAGGAGCTGCTGCCAGCCGATGAACGTCTGGAACGCCTGCTGGAGGACCGCCCGGGTCTGCGAGTAGTTGGACTTCGTCCAGTCGAGGGACGTGATCTCGAGGGGGATCCCCAGCGGCAGCCCCAGCAGCCGGAGGAACATCGTGATCGACGCCGGGAAGTTCGCGCCCGGGATGTTGCGGTCGACGCCCCGCACCTCCTCGTCGACTTCGCCGTAGAAGGCCGTGCCTTCGGCCCAGTCCTGGACGCGCGTCGTGACGTCCGGCGCGTCGCTGCCTTCCTTGGCCGGATCCTCCTGCGACGTCTGGAGTCCCGTAGCGCCGCCGTCCTTCTTGTTGATGATGAGCGACAGGCGGGCGAGCTGCTGCCACGCAAGCGCCTCGGCGTCGAGCACGCAGTTGATTCGGTGCATCACCGCGAACGCGGCTTGCATCGGAGGCACGCCGCGCTTCGAGCTCGGGCGGTCTGTGTGAACCGGGAAGAGGAAGTTCTCCCGACGCACCAGGCGGGCAGCCGAGGCCTGGATGTGGCCCATCTCGGAGTACGGGGCCACCCAGTAGCCGGTGATGACGCCGTTCTCGTCGCGCTCGAGGCCGTCCGTCTGGAGGGACTTCCCGCGGATCTGCTCGCTCTCGACGAGCTGGATCTTCCCCAGCTTCGTCCGCATGATCCCCGTGTCGCCTTGGGACAAGACCTCCTTCGCCACCTGCAGCTCGACTTGGTGGCCGGACAGGAGCCCGCTGACCTCGGGTTCCTCCCAGTACTCCTTCCAGTAGGCCTCGTACGCCGCGTCGAGGTCCTTCTCCCCTGTCTTTGCCTGCAGCACGAAACCGGTCCCGACGATGTAGCCGGCCGCGCGATCGCGCATGCCCTGGAAGAGCGGATTGTCGCGGCTGAACTCTCGCGCCATGTTCGCGAGCTGGTCGCGATTGAAGCGCAGGTGCAGGTCTCCCGATCCACCGTGGGAGAAGCGCCCGTCGGAGGCCGCGACGCTGACGGAGTGAAACCCGAGCTGGGTGAAAACGCCCCGCTGGCCTCCCTTGTCGATCGACAGCGGGACCGACCGGTTGAACTTGGCGGGACGCAGCGCCTGCGGCCGGTCCTTGATGGGCTTGGCGCCGGCGGGGGGACGATTCTTACGGGAGGCCTTCGCGCTCATCGCGGGCACCTCCCGCGGACGAACGTCGCCTGGCGTGGCGTGGCCGAGTCGGCGATCGGCAGCGACTTCGCCTCGTCCAGGAGCTCGGTGATCTCCCTGAGATACTGTTCACCGTTCCGCTGGTGCGACTTGCCTTGGACGGCGTATCCGCCGGCGAGTACGTATTCGGTGACTTCGGTGTGGTGGGCGGCGAGGCTGGTGAGATAGGCCGACGTGCCCTTCGCCAGGGTCTTCCACGCGAGCTGTGTGAATCCTGGAGCGGCCAACTCCCTCCGCGCTTTCTCCGGAATGCGCGCGGATCGCGGTGGGAGTAGGATCCGGTCGACTACTCCCACCGGATCCTTCGCAGGGGAGCTACCCCTGCTACGCGCGAAGATTGAGTCTTAGGTGATTCCGGGACCGCGCGTCAATAGGCTCGTTTTGCCCGGCAAAATAATTTCGAGCGCCGCAGAGGGAGCGCTATTTTCAGATCGCCTGCCCGGTGACCTTGTACGCGTGCCTGCAGATCGGCTGTCGGCAGCGCCGGTACTGGATCGGGCCCACCACCGAAAGACACTCGGTGTTGACCTGGTAGCACCGCGGGCAGCGCGACTTGTTCGGGAACGCGTACTCGACCTTCGGCGGCGGCGGTGCCGGAGCTGGCGCCGATTCGATGGTCGCCTTGAGCGGCCGCGCCACCCGCGTCCGCAGATTCCCTTCCAGCTTCGCCCCTGACTTCTTCGCCATCGTTTCCCCCTCGAATTAGAATTTGGACCGAACTCTTTTCAGCCTGGAGACGTCGAGCTGGGCGTCGGACGGACGCCCCGTCGGCCGCCGCACCGGCACGATTGCGGGCCGGACGATCTTCACGCCCTCGATGTCGGCACCGCAGCACGCCATCGCCGCACCGTCCAGCCAGTGGTTCTGCGAGTGCTTCTGCACCCACACGACCTTCGAGTCGTGGCCGGCCACGAGCTGGCGCGCGAGATACCGGAGCTCCTTGTCCTTGATCTCGCCCTCGGGAATCGTGATCGATCCTGCGCCGCCGATGCCCGCGTGCAGGCCGTCGTGGATGCGAGCCTTCCAGTAGTCGGAGTGGTGCATGATGAGCCGCACCCCCGCGGGCTGCTTCACGGACCTCCACTCCTGGTCGACGACCTTCCCCTTGTTCGGCTCCTGCGCCTGCTGCCCCGTCCACTTCGTGTCCTTGTTGGATCCGCAGCCCTTGGCCGCCAGATACCGGGGCTCGCCGCTCTCGAGGACGAACGCGTAGACGACGTCGGATTCGTAGCCGGCATCGACGAGGACCTTCTCCGGCTGGCGCCCCGGGGCCGGGCCGAGCGGGTGATCCGCGCCGCGCGCGCCCCACCCCGGCTTGATCACGCGGTCGCGCAGATCTCGGAGCGCCGCCAGCACGTGGGCCCGGTTCTTCACGCCGTCGGGGTTGTTGACCGTCATCCCGTCCCAGTCGACGATGTGCCCTCGACCGTCTCGGAACCAGGCCATGAGGACGTACCAGATCACGTACGAGCCGACGTCGACGCCCATTGTGAGCCGCACGGTCTCCGGGGGAATGAACTTCCGCGCCCAGCCCTCGACCCTCTTCGCGAGCACCGCCTGGACGTCCGGACGGTTCAGGTCCTCGGTCCGGTTTTCCCACGGCTCGGCCCAGTCGAACTGCACGATCGACTTCTCCTCACCCTCGTCCGTCGACTGCGCGGCCTTCCACTCCGTCGCCGCCAGGCCCGGGATCGACCGCATGGGACTCGCCATCGCGTTCCACCGGAAGCCGTACGTACTCGTCCGTGGGAGCTCGCCGGCGATCGCGCCGCGGTCGTCGACTGTCTGCCCGCGGGCCACGACGCGCGGCTGCCGCAGGGCCTCGAGGCGCTGGTCTTCGGTCCAGAAGCCACGACACTCCGTGCGCGGGCACTGGAAGCGCGCCGCGGCCTTGGCGTCGATCTCGTCGACGGCCTCCTGCCAGCCGACGAGGCCTCCGCGCTCTGGCCAGATCCAGACCCGGCAGTGTGGACACCGGAGCATGACCCGCGAGTCCGTCCCGAACTTCACCACCTCGCGATAGATGCGCCCCTGCGGCGTCGACATCGTGCACTCGCCGTAGAAGCGCGGGTCGGGGAAGGACTTCGTGCGTGCGATGAGCTGGCTGACCGGGTCCGCCTCCTCCGAGCTGTCACCGGCGACGGCCATCTTGTCGAGCTCGGTGGCGGCCACGACGCGCGCCGTGTGGCTCGACCGCTGGGCGTCGCCGCCGCCGCCGCCGATGAACCGCAGCTTGGCCCCGTTCCTGAACCGGATCGCGTCCGGCGTGCCGCCCTTCGACCCGCTCCCGGCCCCAGGCAGGAGATCCTCGTACCGCGACTTCTCGATCACCGGCAGGATCTTGTCCTTGTAGACGGCCTTGGCCAGTTCCACGGTCGGGGCGCCGAGGATGACGTCCTCCCCGATCTCGAACAGGTGGTACATCACGGGGATGACGACGAAGTGCAGCGTCTTTCCCGCCTGGGCCGGCCCGCTCCCGAAGAACGAGCTGAACCGCCCGCCGTCGAACTCCGCGAAGATCTCGGCCGAGAACGGCATGTACTCGCACCGATACCGCTCGCCCTTCGCGGGCCCGTTGGGCAGGACGATCTCGTCCTCCGCGAACTGGCGCATCGTCCGGTACGGCTGCCGGCTGGCGCCTTCGAACAGCCGCCCGACCGTGCGATCGACCGACGACTTGAGGCGGATCACGCCGGCCTCTCCTGGGGGGGCGGCCGCGATCGCGAGGACGACCGCCGCGACTCCACCGACTTTTCCCACGCGCTCCTCGCCTTCTCGAAGATCTCGAACACCGCCTTCTCCGCCTCGGGCCCGAACCGCTTCCCGACGAGCCTGGCCCCCTCGAGCATCCGCTTCCCGATCGCCAGGAGTTCGTCGCCGACCTTCGTCGTGCTGACGAGCAGGCCGTCCGCCACCTCGTTCTTCCGCCGGGCCTCCTTGAGCTTCTCTTCGCGCAGCTGTGCCTCGACCTGCTTCAGGTCGACGGTCTTCCGCTTCGCCCGCTCTCGATCGAGCAGCCACTTCACGAGCTCGCGCGCGTCGTACGTCCCGTCCGGGTTCCGCGGGGCGTCGCTGTCCCGGAGGCCCCTGGGCGTCCACCCCGAGAGCCTCGCCGCCGGCTGCTGAAGAAGCTGCTTCAGCGCCGCGAGCTGCGCGGCCGCCTCGTCTCTGGCGTGTTCGCCACGCACCATCAGGCCACGCCGCCTTTGACATCGGCCGCGAACTGGTCGAGCTCGGCCTTGATCGAGTCCATCGCCTTGAGGTCCTCTTCGGTGGGCTCGTGGTCCGGCTCGAACATGTTCAGCAGGCCGCACAAGAGAGCCTGCGCCCCGGCGTAGAAGGCCCGACGCGTCTCGATCCGCTGCACCTCTCCCGCATCGGCCGGCAGGACCCGCTTCTCGAAGTCCTGCCACTGGTCGGCCAGCTTGAAGGTCATGTCCGCCCCCCTCCGAGAGCGCTCACGCATGCGAGCGCGTTCTTATCGACACCCCGTGTACCGGCATATTCCGCCTCCGCGCGATCGCGCCTCGAACGGCCTGGGGTGAGGAACGGGTAGCGCAGGTCGCGCGGGCGTCAAAGTCCAGATATCACGGGGGCCCCATCGACGCCTCGGGCGCCGGAAGGACCCAAGCCTTTTTTCAGGCCAGCCCCTGAGCCCCTCGGCATGCCCACGCCACGAGGCGCGCAGCTCGCGACACTCATGATGGGCATCGAGGAGATCGTGGCTTGTAGGCCATCCTGGGTGGCCGAGTACGAAGGCCCAGGAAGGCCGATCTCCACAGGGCCATGCAGCTGGTCCACGCACAGATCGGAGATCGAGGCGCTACGTGGCTGCTGCGAAGCCCCCCTAGTGAGGCGCCACATACACAAGAACCCGAAGCACAGGCCAAGGACGACGAGCGCGATCGAGAACGTGAACGCCCAGCATCCGCCCATCTCGTTGCCGTACGAGCATGGCACTCCGTCGCTCGGGATAGGCGTCGCGGGTGGACGGTCGTCCTTCAAGCGGGCACCTCCACTGGGCTCCTGCAGCGGATCGGTGGTCATGGGGATCGAAGGCGGTGTAGCCCGCGTCCGAGGCATCACGCTGAGGTCGACGTAAGCGCCAGTCCAGGACTTCAGGTGGAGAACGAAACACCGGCGGCCATGAGGCTTCTCGCTCTTGTCCTCGGCGTGTCCATCGGCGCGCTCCATCGTGAACGCTGATCCCTCCATCACGTCGAGAATGCGAGCGACCAGATCCTCCGGCGACGTCGCCTCGTTGGTCCACGGAATGGCCACCAGATCCAAGTCACGTCCGAGCGTCCCGTGGAGCGCGAGCGCGTACCCGCACTCATGGGCACGGGCCGCCATGAACGGGTAGATCACTGCGTACATGGGCCCATTGAGCGGCTTGGGTTTGAAGTTCTCGGTCATGGAGCCTCCACCGTCAGGGTCGCCCTGGACTTCGTCTCGTACGTGTAGCACCGCACGCTCACCCCCTGAGGCGCCGTCTGCCCGATGCGGCGCAGGCAACTCGTGAGCAGCAGGGACTCGCCTCGCCAGTTCTTCCGATCCGTCTGAGGCGCTTTGAGGACCTCGTGGACGCCCCGGCCATCGGCGTACAGGAGGCCCCAGCCTGGCCGCACTTCCTCGACCTCGATGAGCCCCGCGGGTGTCAGGTAGTACCGCCAGTCGCCCATCCGGACAGCCGGCTTGTGCTTGTCAGCCTGGTAGTCCGCTCGGCTGGCCTTGCACTCCACGAGCGTCGTGAAGGTCCCTTGGAAGCCCAAGGCATCCGGCTCCTCGGTGGCGCCGCTCGCCATCTCGGTGATCACCACCGGATGCCGGTTGGTCAGCCACTTGGCGGCCGCCTTCACGAGGTCAGCGTGGTTCACGCGGGGATCTCCACGCCTAACGCCTTGAGGGCCACCAAGCAGATCACGTGCGGCAGGAGGATCGGGCCGTGATGGTCCATCTTGATCTCTGGGTCGATCATGTGCAGCGACTCACGCTCCCGCATGTTCAGGATCACCCGGGACGCCGGCTCGATCTCGGTTGAATAATGCGGGACGAACCAATAATCGCGCTCAGGCCGTGATGGGTCGTGCCCGTACAGGCACTCGAAGTTCTGTTTCACGCCACCCGTACTGACCGCACAGCCGGTCCACCCGAAGACCTTCTCGGCCACCAGCGCGTCCAGCTCCCGCCCTGCCTTCATGATTCGCCCCTTTCCCCTGCGGCACGTTCCGCGTGATCCGGCTTCCGCACGGCCCCCGGTGCCACGATCGTGCACACTGGGCAGGCGACCATCGCCGGATGCGTTTCCCCGTTGTGTATCGTCTTGCCCTCGACCATCCGCTTCCCGCGGCAGGTCCTGCAGTACGGCCTGGGCTTCCCCTCGAGAGCCTTCAAAGCCGTCCTGGTCCTTCTGCTCCTCATGCCCTGTCCCCTCAACGGCGTTAGGCCGGTAGTCCGGCTCTGGCGATCAGCTGCTGCCTCAGCTCGGGATCCAAGGGCAGGCCGAGCTTTTCGATCCCCTGGAGGCAATCGCGCGCCCGCTCCGGACTGAGCGCGGCGATGTCGGTTAAGCCGGACGGCAGCGACTCACGCTGCGGTCCGGCGTTACCCTTGGTTCTTCTTCCTCTTCTTGATCTTCTTAACTCGTTCCCGGTCGCTTCCCGGCCTCTTCCCGGTCCCATAGCGTCCGGCCTCCCGGTCGGCTTGGCCCGACCCTGCCAAGTGTCGAACTTGCAGATGGTTACAAGCACACACCCCCTCTCAGTCGCTTCCCGGATCATTTCGAGTCTGACGAGGGTTTTGAGGAAGGTGTCGGTTTTGGCCCAGCTCCACCCCCAGTCCTTCCGGAGCTGGTTGCGGGTCGTAACGTGCTGGCCGCGCTCGAGGATGAAGGCCTGCTGCTGGTAGACCCTGTCCTCCCGCGCGTGCGCCGCCCAGGAGATGAGGTACTCCCAGGCGTGCCATCGGTCGAACGGCTTCATGTTCCACAGCCAATGCTGGCGGGATCGACGCCAGATCTTGTACCAGCCCCTGATTTCGTTCGGCATCGTGTTGGCCCCCTCAGTCCAAACTCCAAACCCTGTTCGCGGCCCACACCCCAGCGGTGCAGGCATCCGCCTCGTCCTCCGTGGGTTCCCTTTTGAGGTTCAGCAGCAGCTTCACGGCCCGCTGCACCCTCACCTTCGCGTCCTTCCGCTTGTCCCCCCAGCGCGCGGCACCCACGGACTTGCGGGCCTCACTGGGGTCGACCAGACGCGCACGGCCGCCGGCGCGCTGCACGGCGACATGCACCAGAACGAGCGCACGCGCACGCTGAACCAGCTGCGCGACGGCAGGATGCGCGTGCTGGTGGCGACCGACGTCGCCGCGCGCGGCATCGACGTGCCGGGCATCAACCTGGTGGTGAACTACGACGCGCCGCGCCAGGCCGAGGACTACGTGCACCGCATCGGCCGCACCGGCCGCGCCGGGCGCGCGGGCGTCGCCGTGACGTTCCTCGG